ATCGCGCGCTTCGTCGGACTGTGCGCGATCCGCAGCACGTCCCCCCGCGCGCGACCTTTCGCCGCCGCCTCGTAATCCGCCACCGGCACCGGGATCGGCAGGTACCGCGTCACCCCGTAGCGCCCGTGATACGGCCGCGCCCCAAACTGTACCGCCCCCATCCGCTCGTCGGCCCTATGGTCAACCAGCACGCGCGTATGATCTCCGTCTATGACCGATCCATGATACGTAATCGCGGCCCGCTGTCCGTCTCGCAACGCGTACCGCAGATCGTGATGCAACGCCCGGTAGTCCATATGGCAATGAATGACGTCCGCCGTCATCGCCAGCAGCTCGACCGTCCGATTGTGCAGCAGCCCGTCCCACTGACGCAACGAGCAATGCGGGTTGCTGTCGCCGTGCCGAACCATCGCCGACACCACGCCGTCAACCGTATTCGCCGCGCTATGGTACCGGTACACGCTCGAGCCGGGATCGTATTGCGTTAATTGCAGCACCCGCAACGCGCCCGCCGTCACCGGCGCCGCCTCGTACGCCGTCGACTCCCATCCCGCCGGCGTCAGCACCCGCCCGCCGGCATCGTTCCAAAGCCGCGTCGCCGTCGCCTCGTCGCACACCAGCGACTGCCCCGTCAGCCCTTCCCGCTGCGCCGTCCGCCAATGCGCCGCCGCTTTGGGCTGCATCGCATCGAAGTACGCGTCCGGCATGACAAACCCGAACGCCACCAGATCGACCACGCGCGCCCGCGGCACGGTAAACCATTCCCCGACCTGCCGCCGCGTGCCACCAATAATGCACTCCGTCAACGCCATGACCGGCGTCAACGGATCGGCCTCCGGTGGAACCGCGACCATCGCGACCCCACCGGACACCAGACCCGCATCCGTCACATTAGGATGCAGGAACATCCAGCACGACGAACGGCGAGTGCGCGTCCACCTTGTTGCCGCTGCTGTCGACCTTGTACGCGTACGTGGACGTCGGGAGCGGAATACCGCCGCCGCGCGCCACAAAACGGTACGTCGTCACGTCCTGAATGAACGCGACGTGGATCGAGCTTTCCACGGTCAACGCCTGACGCAAGCCCATCGCGTAGAAGTCACCGTTGACCAGCGCCACGTCGCCCTTGGTACCGAGCGTCGGGAGCAGGTCCGTCACGATCACCGGCAGACCAAGCAACAGCATCTGCGGCTTATCGCGCAGATTCGCGAGCCAGGTGACCATCGTGTTGTTGGTCGTCTGGAGCGCAAACAGCTTGTTCAGCACGCGACGCGAGATCATCCACGCCGAGTTCGGTCCGTGCGTGTGCTTCTCGTACATCGAGAACGCGTCCGCCGCCGTGAACGTGCTGGCCGTCGCGCGGTTCACCGCGATCAGCGAGCCGTTAGCCGCGTTCAGTGCGCCGAGCGGCTCGCTCGAGCCCGTGCCGTCAATCGTGATATCTTCGTTCATCTTGTTCACGATCTGACCACCGACCGCGGTCGTGACTTCGCTCGGGAGTTCGCCCGTAAAGTCGTCGCCCAGCAATTCGTCGCCAAACTGCGTGATTGCCGCGTACTTGTACATCGTCAGCAAACGCTGGCCGAACGTCGGCTCGCGCACCGGCTTCGTCGCGCCTTCGCCGACAATCGACACGTTGGCGATCTTACCGGCCATCGGACGGTTGAGCGTCGTCGTGCCTTCATCCTGCACCAAGTACGGGATGCGCAGCGAACGACCCGGCACGTTGTAGCGCCGCGCGTACTGGAACAGACCCGGCTGCTGGTTGCTCACCGAGAAGATCTCCGGAACCTGCGTCAGCGGGAGCAAGTACTCGCCGCCGTTCGTAGAGCCCGTGATCGTACGCGTAAACTGGTCGACCTGCTTCAGCGCCGCCGCTTCCGCTGCGTTTGCCGGACCACGCGTCGCCGCGCGGATGTACGTGCCCACGTTAGAAAACGCGTTGACGATCGTCGAGCGGACTTCCTGCATGGCGTCGCCCATATTGGCGAACTCCGTCCGCTGTCCGCCGGCATCGACGCGCACCAGCCCTTCGTCGCCGCCCTGACGCGCAACCTCGGCATCGGCCGTAAACTCGGCCGCGGCCTGCGCCCGCATCTCCAACGAGCGAATGTCGCCCGTCATCTTTTCCACTTCCTCGGCCGTGAACGAATTGGTCGCGTCGACCAAATCGTGACGGATCTTGTGGGCCTTCTCGCGCAGCTCAGCCGCCGCGCGGTTCTTCGACACCAATGGCGCCTTCATACGAACTCCGTGTCAGTAATTGAAACTTGACCGCACCGCGGACACCCGCTGCGCGTGTGAAAGATGCCGTGAGCCGTTCGCGTCCGGCACGATCGGAAGCGCCGCGGGATCTGGCGTCGTCGGCCAGTTCGCGTTCGCATCGAGCACCGTAGCCCCGTCCCCGCCATCGGTCCTACTCCCTACATACCGCGCCAACAGCGACGCGCGCGCCTCGGCCGGCATCGCATCCAACGCCGCCGCCGCGGCTATCGCCAACAATTCCGCGTCGCTCCGCTCGAGCGCCGGCTCCGGATCGGTCCGCGCCGACACCACGTCCGCGCCAGGGACCGCCGGCATCGGCGTAATCGACACTTCGCGCAGTTCGATTTCGAGAAACCGCTCCGCCACGCGCCCGTCGATCGTGACCGTCTCGGCCTTCCGCGGGACGAACCCAATTGAGAACCCCGTCGACGCGCCGGCCGCAATGACCGTCTTGACGTAGTCCAACGCCGCCCGACCTTCCGGCGTGTCGAACAGATCCGCCGTCATCATCAGACTATCGCCCGCTTCCTGCATCATCGACACCACGCCGACGTGCGCGCCCGTCCTCCGTTCGTGATCCATCAACAGCGGCACCTTCCGCGCCGCGACCTTGCCGGCAATGGTCAGTTTCGCGCAGCCGCGCGCGAACAACGTCCCGTAGCTGTCGACCGTCTCATACGTCAGCGCCACGCCGGACACGCGACCCGCCACGCCGTCCGGGAGCACAGCGTCGGCCCGCATCTGCAAATGGGCATCGGACTGAAAATGGACCTGCGGCTTCGGTCGTGCGCTCATATCGGAGCCTCGTCAACACTTGTGATATACGGCGCCAGCACGCACCGGCAGTTAATCACCTCGGCCGCTTCGCCGGCCGGGTCGAGCGGATAGGCCAGCCCGTTATCGAACCGATCGTTAAACGGGATTCGCCCCTGCGCCATACACGCCGTATGCGTCTCGCGTGTCTTGGCATCGTCAAACGCGAGCCACTCTTTCGACAGATATATCCCGTCGGCCCGCGCTTGGTCCCACGTCCCCTGCGACATTGCGCCGGCCGACTCCGTCCGCGCGATCGTCCTTGACCGCGCGTCCGTAATGACCTCGTTATAGACCGACGCCTGCACCAGCCGCCCCGTTTCCTTTACCGACAGCCCGGCCAACTCGGCCGCGCGGATCGCCGCTAGGATGTTGTCAGACGTCGTCTTGCCGACCAGTTTCGCCAGATGGCCCGCGCGCTTGTCGATCGCCGCGAGCACTTCCGGCGATTGCAGCGAGAACGACAGCAAGACGAACGCCACCTGACGCGCGCCGACCATATACATCTCGCCAATCAGGTCCAGATACGCCGCGCGCCACGCCTCATAATACTCGCCGCCCGGCTTGTATCCGGCCTTTATGCGCCGCTCGATCTCCGCCAGGATCTCGTCGGCCGTCTTATACGCGCGCGAATCCACGCCGAACAGCGCGCCGACTTCCGTCCGCTCGGCCGCAAACCGCGTGACCGCCGTCTGGTAGTACGGCTCCTCGCGACGCGTGAGCTCCTCCATCGCACGGGACCAGAGCTGGAACCGCGGCTCCTCGGCCAGTTCCGCGTCGCTTAACCGCTCCCACCACGCCCGGCCGTCGTCCGCCGGCATGGACTCCTCCGGCTCCTCGTCGTCCGGCTCGGGCTCGTCGTTCGGCCGCGGCTTGACCGCAAAATTGACGCACGCGTCTACCATCGCCTGCACCGCGTCGGGCTTGAGTTTCGGGAACGCCGCCAGAATCAACTGCACGACCGCCGCCGCCGGCAGCTCGGCCGTCATCACCGACTCCAGCAGTTCCGCCACCGCCTCGATCTGGTCGCCCGACATCGCATCTTCGGTAAACGACCGCACCACGTCCGCGCGCGTCAACGCGCGCCCGTCGATCGTTTCCTCGTCCGTGTCGAGCGCGTCCTCTTCGTCCTCCGTCACCAACGGCCCCGCGCCACCGCCCGGAGGCGGCGACTCGACCGTCGGCGTTGCGTCCATCACCGCGCGCGGGTCGATCACCGCGACCGCCGCAGGAACCAGCGACATGCCACTGGACAGCGCAATTGTGTCCGTCGGCTCCGGCACCGGCGACAGCTTCAAGGCGCGGCGCGATTCCTCCCACGTCCGCAGCCCGATCTTAAACTCGGACTGCACGCGATTTGACGTGACGACGTCGTTTTCGACCAGCGCCGACAGCACTTCCGTATCGTACGCGATCCAGACGTCGCCGAACTCTGGCGCTAGCCAATGGTTTAGTTCGTCCTCAATCGACGCGAGCATCGGCTCAATCGTATGCTGCACAAGCCGCATACGCGCCTCGACGTACTGCGCGCCCGATAGCCCGGCGTCCGACGTCGCCGACGCAATCCCGATCATCCGCGGATCGACCCCGAACGCCGCGCAAATGTCCTCACGCGAGACGCGCCGCAAGTCCGGAAACTCCAGATCGGACAGCGTGAACCCCAACGGCTTAATATCTTTAACCGAACCAAAAAACGCCGGCGTCCCGCGCTTGCCGCGATCCACCACCCGCGCGCGATATCGGTCCTGCATCGCTGTCGCGTCGTCTTGCGTCGCCTCGTCGCTCAGCATCACGGCAAACGTCGGCGTGCCGTCGTTCGTGACGACCTGCCGCACGTATTGCGTCGCCTCGTTGTCCGCCGTCATCGACGCAATCGCCGTCGCGCCGCGCGGGAACCCGAACACGTCCGGATAATACGGACGCGGCATATCGAGATCTCGAAAATGCAGCACGTCCTCCGCCGGCACTTGGATAATGACGCCCGCCCAATTGCCGTAATCGTACCGCCGCGGATCGCCTTCCGCGTCCACCCAGACCGATTGCAGCGATTCCGGATTAATCGACCGGATCGCCAACGGCATACGTCCCGGCGCCGGCCGCTCGAGCTGCATCATCGCGTTACCGTAGCCCACGTAATCGACCGCGATCCGCGCCCGCATCGCGCGCGACGTCATCCGCGGCCCCGGATAATCCAACAGTCGCTGCAACGGATGGTCCGCCGGCACCTTTGATTCGTACATCCCGCGTTCGCGCAACACGACGTACGGGACAGACGCGACAATATCCGCAATCGCGCGGATACACGCGTGCACCACGGGATGCTTATTGAAGCCCTGCGCGCGGACCGTCGCGCCGTCCGGCTTGTATTCCTGCGGGTTCGCCGTCCTGACCAGCGACAACCCGGCCATGCCGGCCGCGACTTTATTTCCCGCGCCGACGTTTGCCGGCGTGATCGCGCGCTCTTCGGCCGTTCCGCGCAGCGCCGACAGCGCCGTTGTCACTCGCGCCAGAAACGGCGCCTTCGTTTCGTCAGCCATAGAGCCCGGCTAGAGTAATCGCTCCTCAATTTTACCGACTCCCGCTCCGCGCGGCAATATCGCGCCGCGCCGCTGTTGACACTACGCCAGCCGCTAGACCACGAACGGCGTCGCGCCACTTAACAGCAGCGCCGACATCCCCCAGACCAACGCGTCGACCCGATCCGGCGACGTCAGGCTTGATTCCGGATTAAACCCCGCCATCTGCGATTCGAGCAACGGGAACGTGCCGCAATGGTATACCCTTCCCTCTTGGTACAGCGAATAGACCGGCTCCGCGCGCGCTAGCTTGCCTCGGCTCGCCCTGACGTCAATGATGCGGACCCCGTGCGCCCGATCCCCAAGCGACCGGATGACCGCCGCCACCATATCGCCGCCCTGGTTAACCTCGGCCACAATTGAGCCCTTCCAGCGCCGAGCCGCGTCCAACGCCACCGTCGCCCATTCGTTCGGCGAATACCGGCCAGACAGATCTTCCAGCACGTAGCCTTTCCGGTGCCGATCGGCCCCGACCACCACGATGCCCGTCTCGTCGCTCGACTCGTTTGCCGTCACCGCCGGGTCGATCGCGACCAAGACCCGCGCCAGATCGTCCGGCCGGCTCACGATCCTTGCCCGCTCAATCTCGGCCCGCGTCCAGAGCAGCCCCGACACTTCGCGCCGCCATTGCCCGCCGTAGACGTGCGCGTACCGCGCCGGATTGTCGGTCCGCGTCTGCTCGATCTTCGCCAGGAACGAGTCGCTGAGGTTCTCGCGGTTATCCTCCCACGTCGTATGCAGATACAGCGTATCTGAGCGTCGGGACGCGACGAACAGCTCATGCAGGAAATGGTCGACGCTGGACGGGTTGAGCGACAGAATCACCCGGTTCGGCTGCAACTGCGACCGTATCGAATCGTCGATCGTGTCGAACGTGCGCCGGTCCACCAGCTCCTCGGCCTCGTCAAGCACCCACGTCGTGACGCCTTGTATCGACTTGAGCTTTGCCGTCTGGTTGCCGCTGCTTGTCTTAATGCCGCGGAACAAGATCCGCGACCCCGTCTTGGTATTGACGATCTCTTTTTGCGTGATCGCAAAGTCGGCGCCGCACCCGAGCCGCTCGATCTTATCCACAAACTCCGGGATGATCGACGCGCCGGCGGACTCCATCGTCCAGCGGGTAAACAGAATGACATGGTCCGGCTCGTACGTGAGATTGAGCAGGAACACCGCCAAATGCCACGACTTGCCCGACCCGCGCCCGCCCGTCATAAACGCGTAGCGCCACGCCGGCCGCGCCGTAAACAGCGCCCGATACGGCGCCAGCAGGACGACCGGCTCCGGATTAGACGCGGCCGCGCTCGCCATGCATGATCAATAGCCAATCCTTACTTGCTTGCTTCCACGTATGCGGAGCGTCCGCCGCCGTTAAGAACGCCGAGATCGCGGCCTGACTGTACATGTTATGGTAGGTATCCGGCACGTCGCTTACCGTGTTCCATAAGATGACGTCCTTCGTCGCCGTCGTATCGAGCCGCCAGAACACCGCAACCGCCGCCCGACGCGCCACCCGCCGCATTTCGAGCAACGCCGTTTTATAGCTCGGCAAATGCTCTAAAACGTGCCGGCAATACACCACGTCAATGCAGTTCGCCGGATACGGCAACGCCTCAATCGAACCGCACCGGACATCGTCCAGCCCGCGCGCTCGCCCGTCCTCAACAATCGTCGGCGTGACGTCGACCGCGGAATAGCACACCACCGGCCGCTGCGACCAGACCGTTTCCCAATCAAGGTACGTGCCGGGACCGCACTCCAGCACGTCGACCATCCGGCCCTTATGCCCTTCGGCCGCAATCGCGTCCACGATCGACCCGACTGCTTCGCGGCTCGAGCCGTCCGAATCCGCCAGCCACGTTGCGAACTCCGCGCGCCGCCGGCTGAGGTTGTTTTCCCACCACCGTTCGTAATGCTTCACCGCTGGTCGCTCCAGATGATGGGCGGCACGATCGGGTTCCCGCCAGACGTGACGTCCACCGTCTGCGACGACTTGCCGAACGCGCGATCGAGTAGCACCTCGGCCGCGCGAACGTCGCCCGATTCGGCCTTCATCCGCAGCGCCGCGAGCATGGTATCCAACGCAACCGCCCCGTCTTTTTCGTCCGACAATAGCCGCGCCATCGCCTCGCGAATGTCGGGTAACTTCGGGCGCCCCTTGGGGTTGCCGCTGACTCCCTTCGGGAACGGCTTGTTGCCCTTAATTGGATTGGGTCGTTTTGTGCTCACGGCTGATCCTCGGCTGTTTGTGCTTGTCCTGCTCAGGCTGCTTTCGCCGGCTTTGGCTCGCCCATTTGCTCGTTTTGCCGGCGCGCGTAAAGCACCATCGACAGATGGTCCCAGTGTATGGTCGACGTGATCCACTTCCCGCCGGTCAGCGCGCGGACAATCTCTACCCGCTCCATCGGCTCGGTTTCTTGGTACATGGTCAGAATGGGTTGAGGTTCGGCAGTCCGGAGAACGTCGCCGGAATCTCCGGCGGCTTCGGCACCACGTCCCGCCATAGCGCCGCCGGGATCGGACCGACCGGCAACCCCGCAGCGATCCGTTCCTCCCGCCACGCCAGGACAACGTCGAGCTCAATCCGGATCTGCACGCCGTCCCGCGTCCCGCGCCCTTCGCTCGGCCGCACCGTCGCATCCAGCGGCCGGCCGTGCTTGTTGTCCTCCGCCACCGCGCCGGCCACGCGTTGGTACACCCGCTGCCGCGATACGCCCAGCATCCGCGCCGCCGCCGCCACCGACATCTCCGGGATCGCCGTCATTTGTTGATCCCCAGATAAACTTCCAAAATGTGCCACGCGTCCGCCGCCGACGTCACAACAAACACAGCCCATTGCTGGCATCGCATCGCTTCGTGAAACACGTCCTGCGCCGGCGAGATTTTACCCTTCCCCGTCGGCGACTTAAACTCAAACGCCAACCCGGACGTCCCGTCAGCCGGCACAAATAGCACCCAATCCGGCGCGCCGGCCGTCACCCCTTCCGCCTTCAACAGCGCCGCCTCGCGCGGTCCACGCCGTCCCCCGTTTGGGATCGCGCACGCCGGCAAGTCGCGCGTCCGCGGATCGAGCCGGAACCGCTGCACAAACAGCCGCTGCTCGATTGCTTCCAAATGCCGCGGCTTGCGCCGCACCGTCCCGCTGTCCGTCACCGTGTCCCCTCCGTCTGAATCCCGCTAAACAGCTCCAGCGTGACGCGCAGCGCCTCGGACGCCGTCGCTTCTCGCTCCGTCCCGATCGCTCGGTGCCACTGTAGGGTACGAACCATCACGTCCGCCTGCATTGCCGCGATTAGCCGGAGCCGGTCCGCAACCGCCGTCAAATGGCCGGCCGACTCTTCCGCCTGGCGTAGCTTGGCCGTCCTCCGCTGGAGCACCTGCGACAGCTTTTCGTACGTCTGGTCGTACGCCGCCGCATACGCCGCCAGCCGCTCAACCCGCTCCGATAGGACGTCCCGCGGCAAGCTGGCGACGTGCGCCAGCCCGAAATCATGCAGCAGATCGTCGGCCGTTTTCACGGTGCGCCGACCCGCCATTGCACGATCGGCGCGCACTTGCGACGCCTCGAACTGACGTATCCGATTTTGAACCATAGCCCGTCTGCCGCCCCGCGCGTAATGATGGTGGAGCAGATCCGGCGCCGCGTTGCGAGATCGGTAGCGACTTGCCGCTGGTCGAGCATGACGCCCAGATCGTCCGCCGAGAACTCGCCCCGGCCGGCGTCCGCGAGCTCGGCCAGCAGCGCCAACGTGACCGTCCGGACCACGTCCGACTCGCTCGGCGTATCCGTCACCCGCGCGTCAACCGCCGCGATCGCCTCGGACCGGGCAACCATCGCCGCCCACGCCGCGGACTCGTCCCACAGATCTAGTAGCGTCACGGCTGCACCGCCGTCGTCTCGAAGTCCAAATCAAGCACCGGCCCCGCGGCCTCGTACAGCGCCGCCGTCGCCCTGACGTCGTCCATGCAATACGCCGCGATCTCGTCAAACTGGCCGGCCGCAAACATCGGCCACACGCTTGCGCCCGTCATCCCGTCCGTCTTACCGCCGACGCCGAACGCCTGCGCCCATTCGTTCAGCCCTTCTCCGCGAACCGGCGCCTCCCAGTTCGTTAGCATCGCTTTTACGTCGCAATGCGGATGCGTTGAATACTTCCGGAGCCACCCGCGCACCGTCGCCGGCCGGATCGGGACCGGCACCTTGAGCAGCATCGACCGAATCAGCAGGAACCGGAGATCCCACGACCCGTTCCACGTCACGACCCGCCCGTCCGCATCCGCGATCACATCCCATACCGTCGCCAGCGCCCGCGCCTCGCGCGCTTCCGTCTTGGCGACCACAACCTGCTCAGACGGTCCCGACTTGAGACCGACGCACAGCACGCGCCCGAGTCGCGGGTTCAAGCTGCACACCTTTACGCGATCGGCCCGCCATGCCGTGACGTCCGCGTCGCGCCACTTGGCGACCGCTTCGTCCGACTTGTAGTTCGCCGGCGGCATCCGGTCCGCTTCCGGATACGGCATCTCGAGCGACGCGATCAGCGGCACCGTCTCAATGTCCAGCACGACCGGCGCCATTATCGCGCCCGCCCGATCGACGCCCGCACCGCCGACGCCATCATATAGATGCAGCAACCCGCCCACATCACCACCACCGTCTGCGTGACCGCGTCCGCCAGGACCGCCCGGACCGCCTCGTCGTTCAGCATCTCAACCATTGTCTGTGCTCCGTCCGCTAGGGAAAAGCAACCGCGGCTACGGCTGCCCCTCTAAACTACGTCATCCGGGTTAACTGTCAAGGGCGATTGCGCCACCGGCAACCCGAGCGCACGCCGCCGGATCGGATGTATCCACGGCTCGGCCTTTACGTGATCCGCTCGATGTGGCTTGACCGTCTTTTTCCGTGGCTCGTGCGTCACCACGCCCACGGTATACGCCGTGATCTGCCGTTCGCCGACCATCACCCACGACCGGCCCAGCTTATGGCTGTTCGCCAGTTTGCCGCACGTCGTCCGGATACTCTGCGGCAGGATCTGCGGCAGCAGCTTGGCAAGCTTCGCCGTCGTCAGTGGCCCGTGCTGGTGTATCATGGCCAGAATCGACGCCCCGATCGTCTCCTTCTTCTTGGCCGGCGCCGGATCGTGACGGCATTGGTCGATCGGCGTCCACTGGCTCCGCGAGCCTTTCATGCCAGGACTGCGCGCCGTCGCCACGGCCGCGACCGTGCCTGCCTCAATGACGGCGCCGCGCGGCGAATGCCGGCCGGCGGCGATCTGACGGAACCGCTGGTCGACCGCGTCCCAACTCGCCAGCACTTCCCCGCCGGTGATCTTCCTCACCAGATATTGCTCGTCGTGGACCAGCGTAATGACGCGGCGGTCACGATACGTCGCGTAGTCCTGATCGGTCATTCGCCCATCTCCGCCTTGAGCCGGCGCACCGCCGCGTTAAAGATCTTCAGGATCACGGCCTCCGTCTCCGTCGCGTACGCCGCGGCCGTCTTTATCCGCGGCTTGTAGATCTCGGCGTCTCGTGCGTTCCGCGACGCCAGAATCCGGAGCGCGCCCTCGTCCTTCGCGTGCCGGTGCAGCGCCGCCGCCGCCTCAATGATCTCCTGCCGCATCTTGTGGACCGTCCGTTCGCTCGTCATCGCCCCATCTCGTCGTCGCGCTGTGTATCCACATCGTGCGCCGTCCAATCAGACCGCAGCCACGCCGCCGTCAACCCGACCGCGACAAGCACCAGCCACCAGAACACCCAATTCAGCCACGTCATGCGCCGGCCTCCTCGTCGTCGTCCGCCGTATCCCAACGGAACGGCTCGAGCTGCATCCCCGTGTGCCGATCTTCCCACGCCTGCGCGTTGACGTGCCGCTGGACGGCGCGAGCAAATGCCCGCGCCTCCTGCTCGTCGTCCTCGACCGCAAACCACTCCTCAACCCACTCGCCGCCGGCGCTCAAAACGGTAACCGGTCGTCGTCAAACGCGCCGTCCTCCTCGCCGCCGTCCGCTTGACGCGCCGCCGCGATCGCATCGCACGCCGCCAGGACGTAGTTATTGGCCTTCTCTGCCGCCCAAGCTCGGACCGCCGCCAGCCGTGCGTCGTCCATATCGGCCAGCTTCGTGCCCTTGAGCTCGACCGTCGCCGCCTTTGCCAAGCTCATGGCGGCCGCCGGCGTCGCCGGTACGCGATCGTGCAGCCGCTTGCCTACTTCCGGCTCACGCTCGGCACGCTTCGGCGCCGCGCTCGTCTCCGGCCGCTTAGACGCGCCGTTGCCGTCGTCGTCCTCCGCCGTGAGCCCGAGCATTGCCGACAGCCCGTACCGCCGGCCGTAGCTAATCGCCGATCCCGCGCCCTGCGCTGTCGGCTTCTCGACCGGGACGACCACCACCGACGCCATCCACTCGCCCGACAGATGCAGGAGCCGCGTCTCGACCGCGATCCCGACCACGCGCCCGCCGTCCGTCTCCGGATGCAATACGCCCTGCATGACCGCCAGCCCGTGCGCCGCGAGCACCGGCCGCACCTGCTCCATGATCGCGTCGAGCGTCGCGTACTTGTTCCGGAACGCCGGGTTCGTCGCGTCCTTGGTCACCGGCCCGAGATCCGCCGACGCTTTCACGATCGCCGGCGCGATCAGCCCAATTGACTCGCTGCTCTTCATCGCGCGTCCTCCGTCCACGGTAGGGTATCCGACAGATCGAACGCCAGCAGGATCGCCGCTTGATGGTCGAGCCCGTCCGTCGCGTCTAGCGCGATTTGCAGATCCTGCCGGACGTGCTCTAGGCTGGCTGCCAGCTTGGTCAGCAGATTCCGCGCCGCGCGCAGATCCGCGGCCCAGACCGCGTGCGTAGTGCCGAGCGCCTCAATCTGCGCCGTCACGGCCGCATCGGCGTCATTAATGGCGCGAAAACACGCCTGATAGTGCACGAACAACTGATCGAGTGTAGCTCGGATCTTGTCGCAATAATGCCACGTCATGTGACCGGCCGCGAGCACTTGGTCGCTGGTCATCGTCCGCCCCTCCCGCAATGCCATGTCCTCGGCCTGCCGGTATCGGGCTTCCTCCTCGATGATCCGCGCGAGCGTCACCAACGACGCCGGCATATCCTCCTCGGCGTCCCACCGCGCCATCATGTCGCGCGCTTCTGCGAGCTGTGCGTCGGAATACCGCGCCACAATCTGCACCAAGCTGTCGATCGTATCCATTGTCTCCCCTCTGGTCCGCGTGAAATTGAGCAACACGGCTATGCCGCTCAGGTCCTACAATACATCGCATTTGCTACGTGTCAATAGCTTATTGCTGATAGTTTTTGTGTTCTTTTTTCCGCACATAGCGGAGCCATACCCGGTCACCACCGCTTTTCCGGTGACCGTGCGTCGGATCTCTTGGACCCGTCGACTCTCCGAAAGAGCCGGCAAACGGACTGGCCATCGCATGGCGCTCCTGCCCGCGCTCGCCCGCTCAACGAGTCGCGCCCTCGGAGGGTACCTATCGGCCAGGATGTGCGGCCGTGGAACAGCAGCTCGAGCGTTGGTGACCGGCCGGGATGTAGGCTCGACAGCGCCCGGATTGGTGGAACACGCTCGTCTGGATCGCTTAGGATTGGTGCGCGCAGGGTCCGCATAGCGCAATCGGGAAAGCAACGGTAAGCCCGATCACCCGCCGTCGGTTCTTCGCCTAGACGGGTCGTACCAACAGTACCGACCGACCGACGGACCCGCAAGACACAAAAAGACCCCAGCGAAGAACTGGAGTCTTTTGCATGGCCGTCTTGCGACGCCACTAGCCTGTTGCGGACAGAGATCGGCCGGCCGCTTGCGCGCCGTCACCGACCCCCCGAATATGCCGCCCAGCGCGCGCGCTGTCAACGGCTAGCCAAGCTCCGCCGTCGTCGCTTTGCGCTTGTTCTTGATCCAATGCAGCGCCATCGCAATCAGCGCCGCAATCGCCGTCTCGACCGTCGCGACCGGCAACGTCGCCAACCCGTCGACCGACTCGCCGCTCACGCCAAAGTTGACCCCGGCCAGATTGCCTAACGCCGTAAACAGCGCCGCCACCGCGACCACCACGCCGCGCTTCTGCCACGCCGGGAGCGCCTCCACCTGGCGAACGCCGACCTTCAACCACTGCATCGCCAGCATCGCCAACGGCGCCACGACCAGCGACAGCCCGTATTCCACCACCTTCAGCTTAACCCAATCCACGCTTCCCCCCGGTTAGATCGCCCCTACCTCGCGCCAGACCGCCGGCGGACCACCGTCCGCCACCAGACGCGCCGCCCTCGGACTCGGACTCCGCCGCATCGGCGGCCCCCACTGAATGTGCGGCCGATCCAAAAACCGCTCGTCGCGGCTGTCGCCGTCGCCGTTCCAATCGCCGCCCCACGTCAACCGCTCGCGCCCGCACGCCCGTCCCAACGCCGCCCAGAACTCGTCCGTCGCCGCCCAGAACAAATCTCCGCACACCACGTCGGCCGCGAGTCCGTACCCGTGCCACGTCTCGTCCCAATCCGCGGAGTGTGTCACGATGCCGCGCCCGTCGTCGTACGTCCGCCCGAACCCGTAGATATACCGCTGCCGCTCGCCCGTCCGCAGCGTCTCGACCACGACCGGCTTATGCCCCAGCCCGCGCACCGTCGCGAGCACCCGCTCGAGCGCCGCGCGGAACTTCGGCGCTAGCACCGCGAGATCCCGCACCGGACGCACCTCCGCCGGGATCGTGCCGCGTTTGGTCATCGCTCGAGCTTTGACTCGATCCGGCTTAACCGCTGGACGGTTTCCAACATCAGCGCCGACAGCTTTTCCACATCGGCCCGCGTCCGCCGACTGTCCGCTTTCTGGACACCCCACGCGACCGCGCCCGCGACAATGATCGACACCACCGTCATCCCGAGCGTTAAGTACGGAATCGGATTGGCGGTCGCGTTCGCCGCCTGCAATCCGTACGTGCCAGTGCCGGCGATCGCCGCGACCAGCGCCGGGACTGCTTGTTCCATGTGAAACGCCATTTTCGCCGACGTAAATGGTCGAGTGCCGATCCTCTGCCCTGAAATGTGGGACCGAACTCGACTGCTCGGCAACCCGCGCGCCGTCGACTCTTGACGCCTCACCGTTACCATCCGGCCGCCGGAAACGTCCCCGTTTCCAGCCGCTCCGCACAGACCGTTAGCAAATCGTCATAGATCCGGCCGACCTTCGGGACCGAGTACAGCCGGATCGCCCGCGCTCGGATATACCCGCGATCGAGCTCGAGCACGCGATCGACCGCCGACGCGAATTGGTTGATCGTCTGCGCGCGGAACCCCGTAATCCCGTGCTGCACCGTTTCCGAGAACGCGCCGAAGTCCGACGTGATCGCCGGCGTGCCGCATAACGCCGCCTCAACGACCGCGCCGCCAAACGGCTCGACGTACCGGCTCGGCGCAATAATCGCCCGCGCGCCACCCAACAGCGCCGCCCGCTCCGGACCGAGCGCGCCCACGTATTCTACGTTCGCCGGCAGGTCGCCCCACACGTCGATGTCGCCCTGACCCGCCAGGACAAACCGCACATCCGGCCGACGCCGCGCCACATCAAGCACGATCCCGACGCCCTTGCCTTCTGTTAGTCGCCCGAGGAACACCACTGGCGCGCCCGCCCGATCTATCGCCGGACCCGCCGGCCAATCCGCCACGTCGTAGTAATTGGGCGCGACGAACTCTAGCCGATTGGATTCTACCGTGACGCCGTACCGCCCCTCCTTCGCCATCACCGCGTGCCGGACCGCGTACGACTCGTACACCCGCCACGGGAGCAGCGTATCGAAGTACCCGATCCCCGACTCGATCGCGCCCGCGCCGGCCGCAAGCACCGGCAACCCGCGGATCGCCGCCCCGTGCGCGTGACCGAACGGACACAAGATTAAGTCGCCAGGCTCAACCCGCTCGCGCAGCTCCTCGCGCGCGTAGTGATTCCACTGCCGGTAGCAGTCGTTCCCGTCGACCGCATCCGCGCCGTATAGCGCCGTCCCGTGCGCGTACGGATGCCCGAGCAACGTCTGGTGCTCGTCCTGATCCATCAGCACGACATCGACGTCCGCGCCCGCGCTCGAGCCGGCCACGCCGTAATGCGTGACGTGATGCCCGAACGCCCGCAGCATCGGCCCCAATCGCCGGACCTTTTGCGTAAACGCGCAATGACTCCACGCCGCGTCGGTCACGGTATGGGGAACCCCGAGCACATGAAGCCGCATCTGGTACGCCTCCCGTCTGGTTAGTTCGTCGGTCCGACCGGCGCCGGATAGCCGCCGTTAATCACCGCCTGCTGGTCCGTATTCAGGTCGATCAGCCCGACCCGGATCTCTTGCAGCAACGCCGACAACCGCTCGATGCGATTCTGCAGGAACGACGTGCGCTGGTACGCGTTATTGAGCGGCCCGATCAACGTCGGATCGGTTTCGGTAATGACGGCGTTTTGCAGCGGGACCGACTCGATTGAGAGTTCGGCACCGTACATTGGCACCGTGCCTTGAAACGCCACGACGTCTGCTTGAAACGACGCCAGCGACTTAATTGGCGGCGCCTCAATCAGCGCGATGTATTCCTGCGTTGCGGTAGTTGCCATCCGTCCCCCGTTAAATGTTTTGGTCCGTCGTCGTCTTGTCGTACTCGGATTCGATCCACGCCACGCGCAGATCAGACGAAATTGCTGCGTCGTTCCACACTGAGAAAATGTCCACGTAATAACTACGGTTTGTTGTGTCCTCGGACAACGACGTGACCGCCAGCGTTTGCCATCCGCCGTAAAGGTTTTGCACGGTCGATCCGACAAACGTCGCCACGCCGTTATCCGTAATGCGGTAAAAGTTAATCGTGATAATGTCGCCCGAACCGCCGCCGCTTGGCGGCTGCAACGCGTAGCAATTCACGCGAATAGCGCGCAGCGTCACGCCGCGCGGCACAATGACCTGCCCGAGATGTCGACCTGCTGGCGGGAAACTTGCCGGCATTTGATACCCCGGCACGTAATAGCCGGCCTCTCGTACGTAGTCTACAACTGCGCTTTTTGGGTCGCATACCTGCGTTGCCGGCTGACGATTGAGCACCGTCGGCGCCGTGTTTTGCCGGATAAACTGGTATTGGAAGATCGGCGACTCCTTGCCGGTCCCACTCGCGCCCGTATACGACACGCACGACACGTACAGACTGGTGCCCAACGCAAACGGACCCGCCAACGTTTGCGTCGAGTTCCGACTGTTCACCGGCGACGCCGCCTGCACCGTCGCCAATGTGGGAAACGCGCTGGTGCTCGTCGCGAACTTAAACGACGCCACGGTCGAGTCGCCCACAAACGACACCGTTGCCGCGCCGGCCGCACTAAACGCCACCGATACCGCCATCATGCCCACATCTTGCGCCGGCACGTCGACCGCGTCGCTGTCGCTGACGCGCCCCGTCGCCGACGCCGTGAACGTCACCCGACCCGTCGGCAGCCCCGTCACGGGCCGCGTAATCGTGTAGTCGACGTAGCTTCCGACCGTCTCCGGAACCGCGTACGTGTCACCGACCGCCGCCGACACCGTCTGTGGCGTCCCCGGCGTGATCGTTGCAATGCCCTGCGTCAGATACGAAATCGACGTGGACAGCGCCGTGTACTTATCGAGCACCGCATACCGGACCGTCACCGTCGTCGCCGTCGTCGCCGTCACGCGCGCCCGACTTGCCAGATAGGTCGTATCCCGACCTTGCTCCGGAATCTCGATAAAGTCGTCGTCCGATTGCGCGCCTGCCAAGACTGCGCGAAACTGTGCGCCGCCGGGCTGACCAAGCGCCGCGCCGCGATTGAACGTCCAGCTCGAGCCCGACGCGACTGGCGTTCCGATCGCCGCGCCCGTCGCCAGCGTTGCCGAGCCCGTAATCGCCACCAATTGCACCGTCGGCGATCCGGATGGCGCCGTGCCCGTCACCGTTACCACGATCTGCGTCGCGCTCGATGTCCCTGGCGTTGCCAAGCACGACGTATACACCAGCCCGCCATCTCGAATAAACGAGTATTGAAACAGCACCGACTCAGAGCCGCCGCCGCTGACCGCGGTATATCCGAGCACCGACACAAACACCGTCGTCCCCGACGTAAACGGACCCGCCAGCGTCGTCACATAATTGCGCGTGTTTTGTGGCGTCGCCGCCTGCACGGTTGCCAGTACCGGCTGCGACACGGTCGACGTCGCGAATCGGATTGACGCCGTATCGGAGTCCGCACTAATCGCCAGCGTGAACGCGCCGGCGGAGCTAAACGTCCCGACCACCGACACCATATCGCTCGACGTGCCTTGGTCGAACGACTCCGTCCCGCTCGCCAGCAACCCGTACACGCCCGACGCCGTGTAGCCGTTCACCTCGTACTGGATGTCGACGAACCCCGTCGCCGGGATGGTCGCGCTGTACGCGTACGGCACGCTGGTATCCACCGTCCACGCTGACCACGCGCCGCCGCCCGTCCGCTCGCGAAACCGGACCTCGGCGACCCGCCCCTGCGGATCAGTAATCGCCAACGTTACCGTCGCAATCCCAGACGCCTCCGTCGTCGTCACCTGCACGACCGGCGTCACTGCGTCCGGCCGCACCATATCCCGCGGCACGCCGCGCGCGATCGCGCTCACCTCTTGGCTGTACGTGGACAACGCGAACCCGCCCAACGCGTGCGCAATCCGGTAGTAATACGTCACGCCATCCCGCGGGAGCGCGTCCGCGTACGTCGGCGTCGAGCCCGCCACGCGCGCGATCTGCGCGAACCCGGACCCGCTCGTCGTGCTCCGCTCGATCACAATGTCGAGCGTCTGGTCGCTTGCCCACATCGCCAACGCGACGCCCTGCTCGAGCGTGACGTCGTCCACGCCAGGGATGACCGCCAACCCCGCCGGCCGCGTCGATGCGTCCGTCGTCGAATTGGTCGTGACCGCCACCGACACCACCGGCCCGACCGCGCCGGGACCGTCGTACGCGACGCCCAACCGCCACGCAATCGTCGGACCCGTTAGCGATCGGACAATTGTCGACGTCGATCCCGCCGGCAACGTCGCCACCTGATACGCCGACCAGTCCGCCGGCGCGCTTGCCCCTTGGTACGCGTACACGATCAGCGGGAACGCCGTGCTCGTATTCGTCCACGCGATCGTCGCCGCCGTCTGCCGGATATTGGACGCCGCCAGACCCGTTACGCTCGGCAACGCGTCCAACGCGACCGACGTCCACGCCGTCCAGTTTGACGGCCGCAAGCCCGACTGCTCGGACCGCGCCCGCACCCACATGGTTTGCCCTGCCACCGACTGACCCGGCAGCGTTTGCGCCGTCGTCGGGATCTGCCCCGCCACATAGACCGCGTGATCGGCGCCCGCGCTTGTCGGCGACGTCGGGCTTGCCGCGTACTGCACCCGCACCGAGATTACGCCGCCCGCGTTGAGCGTCGCCGCGTTCGTGATCGTGTACTGCGCCGTCGTCGTCGGCGCGCCGGTCGCTTTGGCGATCGTGATCGTCGGCAACGTGGCCGGCTGCGCCGCCAATCCCGAATCCAATAGCCGCAGCACGGGACCGCTCGGCGACTCCGTCCGCCGGATGACCTGCATAATGCGCGCCCCGACCGACGACTCGCCGATCCGGTATCCCTTGTT